CGCCGTAGAGATTGACGGAACGCTTATTTTTGGAACGAGCCCTACGGCAGGAACTACAGAAACGTCTGCTTTGTTCTTGGATGGCAGCGGTAATATAGTCAAGCGCACGCTTGGGTCTGCAGCATTTACCTCTGGAGCCGTTATTACAGCTACTGCTCCTATTGATTTTACGAGTGATGTAATTTCATTAAACGCTCCAACCACCCTTTCTGAGCTTACCTCAGGGGCTCTTGCAACCGCCGACAGCTTCCTTGTATACGATGCTACGGCAACAACCTATAAGTACGCTACGCTTGGAACACTTACTTCTTACTTTGGTAGCAACATTACTGTTTTAGCTGCTGGATCAAGCGGCAACATCCAGTACAATAATTCTGGTGCACGCGCAGGAGCAGCTAATCTGAACTATAGTTCTACACAGCTTGTATATACTGGAGATGAAATCGTTAATCGCTCTGCAGGATCTAACGCTGGATTGTACTTGCGTACTGGAAATGTAGATGTAGCAAACGGAGCAACAAACACTACGATGTATACAATTCAGTGGGCGAACCTTTCTGCTGCTCGTATCTTCTACACAGCATACAACGCAGATAGCAGCATTAAGATTGCTGGCGATATGTATGTAACGTGGGATACGGTAAATGGTCTGTCTTCTGACATTGACACGACAATCCGTTCAAACATCGGTGCGGACATCTCTACCAAGCTTACTTTCAACACTACAATCTCTGGATCCTCTGTTCTTGTCAGAGTCGCTACCAATACTACGGGGGAAACGTACTATATTCGTTTCTCTGTAGAATTGATTAAAGCGTTCTAATGACAAAAGAAGAACAAAACAGAATTGAATTTTTTATAAAGGCCCGCGAGAAATTTGAAGAGATTGAAGATCTTGCCAGAAATCACGGCGTAGAGGACGAATATATGAGTATCCTTTGCGTTGGACTTCTGGAAGATCAAGGCGAAGATGGTCGCTACAAGGTCAATGCTATTTCAAGTATCTTTGTGGACAACGAGTCGGAGATGGCGTCGCTAATGACCCATCTCGCTTCCACCTATTCAGACGAGGATATTCCAGACTTTGGAGATCCAGACTACTGGCTCGGTGGAGGTGGTGACGCTTAAATTAAATTGAAATGAATATCATTCGTAAGATTATCGTGGGATCAGACCCACTAAAGGCTATGGCTTACTATGTGGGTCAGAAGGCTGGCGATGCAGAGGTCGATTGCATCATTTTAGACGGAGAGCATCTTCATAAATACAAAGAACGTCGCTACTTGATTTACATCAAGGGCGATGATGGCATTATGCTTTGGAAAGCTGTTGAGGGCGCTCCCGTATTACTTGAATTTGATTGCAACTTCTGATGAAACCACTATACCATTTTATTGTACAGGTACCCCAGCGTGTCAATGAGACAAAGAAGATTGGCGATATTGAAATCTATATCGATACCAAGTTCAATGAGTTTGAGCACCGCGTGATGCAGGGTGTCGTTGTAGGCGCACCATATAAGTACAACACGGGAGTAGAAGAGGGCGATACGCTTTTCTTTCACCACCACGTTGTGATCACCCCACAACTTGTAGACAAAGACCACGATCTATATCAGGTTTTATATAGTCCTGACGGAGGATTTTCCTCTCAGGCATATGCTGTCAAGAAGAAAGACACGGGAGAGGTACTTGCTTTGGGAGACTGGGTTTTCCTTGAGCCTATCCGCCCAGAAGAAAAGCTTAAAAGCGGGCTTCTTGAGATTGTCTCATTTGAGACTCCGAGAAACGAGAAAGGAAAAATTAAATACGCCAGCGACAAGATCAAAGAAGAAGGTCTTGAAATAGGCGATACGGTATACTTCCAGAAAGATGCCGACTATGAAATGTTAATTGACAATCAAACTCTATGGCGAATGCTCGTTCAACATCTAATGGTCGTAGAGAAGTAGAGTACTCAACAGCTGACGCTGCACAGAATCTCATCTACGCAATGGAGCAGGCTATCCGCAATATGACAGCGGAAATACAAAAGCCTGTGGATCAGGACCTTACGGGGTCTGCACGTAAAGCAGAACTTCAAGCCATCAAGGATACCGCACTGGCTTGCAAGGAGTTAATTGTAGAAAGGCAAAAGCTTGCTGAAATGGTAGCTTCGTTGGCGGACAATGGAGGCATCACAGAGGAGATAGACTATCGCGGTGGCTTTGCCGAAAAATTTATTAAGAAATAATGTCAGGTCTTAAATTGACAGAAGGGGATACTGTTGTCAACATTTGCGTTGACGATACAGAAGGCGAAATCATTGAGATTGCCTTTCTGAAGATACAGCTTCCCAAGAGGCCAGCTAAGAAAGACATACTATTTCACGACAAGCCCAAGAAGGACCAACGCTGGGAAAGGACAGAACTCCCTAGAGAATTAGCGAGTATCAAGACGATGGATGACTGGTACGCCACCCCTAAGGAGTTCCAGCAGAAGTACAGCCCATATATCGAGCAAGAGTTCTTGCGCCGTCGTAATGGCGTATGGTTTTACAATAATGGTGTTCCAACATACATTACTGGACACCACTATATGTTTCTGCAGTGGAGCAAGATTGATATCGGCTATCCAAGCTATCTGGAGTTTCAGCGTAGGTTGTTTATTCATCAGACAGCCTGCGAAGCGGACCCACGTAGTATGGGACAGATTTATACCAAGTGTCGCCGTAGCGGATATACCAATATGAGCTCTTCTATCTTGGTAGACGAAGCTACACAGGTAAAAGACAAGCTTTTGGGTATTATGAGTAAGACGGGTACGGATGCTCAGGCTGCAGTATTTTCCAGCAAGGTGGTGCCTATCTTCAAGTCCTACCCATTCTTCTTCCAGCCTATCTTGGATGGTACGACAAATCCCCGTCAAGAACTGGCCTTTAGAGAGCCATCTAAGCGCATCACCAAAAAGAATAAGAGCGTCCAGAAAGGAGAAGCCCTTGACACGGTCATCAACTGGAAGAACACGGTAAGCAATGCCTATGACGGATCAAAGACCCACGTCTTGTTTTTGGATGAGGCGGGTAAGTTTGAGAAGGGTATTGATATCAGAGAGGTGTGGCGAATCCACAGAACCTGTCTGCTGGTTGGACGTCGTATTATCGGAAAGGCCCTCGTAGGTTCTACCGTCAATCCATTGGATAAAGGAGGCCGTGAGTACCGCGACCTGTACTACGATTCAGACCCCAGAGACCGCAACGAAAACGGTCGCACAAAAAGCGGACTTTATGCTATCTTCATTCCAGCATACGAAGCGCTGGAAGGATTCTTTGACCCATACGGTAATCCCATTATAGAGGACCCAGAGAAACCCGTCTTAACTGAGGATGGCACATTTACTGATATAGGAGCAAAGACATTCCTAAAGAACGAACGAAAGGGTCAACAACACAACAGCTACGAACTTAATGAAATTATTAGGCAGTTTCCCTTTACGGAGGATGAAGCATTTAGGGATTCTACAAAAAGCAGTCTATTCAATATTCAAAAGATATACGAGCAGATTCAATATAACGACGATCTGTATCCAAATCCTGTTGTTATTGGGAACTTTGTTTGGAAGAATGGAGAACAGGATACAGAAGTTCTGTTCCGACCCGACCCGAATGGGCGGTGGCGTGTTGCGTGGCTACCTCCAGCTGATATGCGTAATCAGAGGAAAGAAGAATACGGGAAGCGTGTTGCTCCTAATAGTCTTTATGGATGCGGTGGCGTTGACTCTTATGATATTGACACTACTGTAGACTACCGCTCTTCAAAGGGTGCGTGCCATATCTTCAACAAGTTTAATATGGAGCATCCAAGCAATATGTTTGTTGCCGAATATGCATCACGCCCACCACTGGCAAAAATCTTTTATGAGGACGTATTGATGGCTGCTGTCTTCTACGGATATCCTATCCTTATAGAGAACAACAAGTACGGCATTGCCAGATACTTCGAGTCCCGTAATTACGATGGATATCTGATGGATAGGCCTGCGCATCTTGGTGCTGGAACAATGCACGTAAAGGTCAAGACCAAAGGTATACCATCTAACTCTCAAGACATTATCCAAGCTCACGCCCAAGCTATTGAGGCTTACATCCACGACCACGTGGGAGTGAACAACAATACAGGCGAGTATGGAAAGATATATTTTAATAGAACACTGGAAGACTGGATCAACTTTAAGATAGACGATCGTACAAAATTTGACTTGTCCATCTCAAGCGGTCTGGCTCTTTTAGCGGCTCAAAAACAAGTAAAACAAAAACCTAAATCAGACTTCGATAGCAAGGTGTTTTTCAGGAAAGTACGCTCAATCACTCGCTGATTGTTATTTGTATCTTTGTCCATAAAGTATCTACTACGGAATGGACTATACTGGAAAATCATCAAATTACGAGTCTATTTTCCCAGATCCGTTAGCAGAACAAGCCCAAAAGCTCACAAAGCAGTACGGGCTTCAGTATGCTAAGGCGATCTACTCCCAATGGGGAGGTGTGGAAATTGATGGCTCCCTGTATGCGAAACGCTGGCGGGAATTTGAAATTTCACGAGATTATGCTAACGGCACCCAAGACACTTCGATCTATAAGCAAATTCTTACATCGCTGGACCCTAACAACGGTGACGGCGCTCTACTGTCTCTGGATTGGACTCCTGTTCCTATTGTCCCGAAGTTTGTAAAGATTGTAACGAACAAAATTCTCTCAGCCAAGATGTATCCAAACGTCGAGGCTATTGATCCTCTTTCTCGCAACGAAAAAGACATTGAGAAGAACAAGATTAAGGTTCGTGTAGAAAACCGCGACATAATCGAAGAAGCAAACGCATCGGGCCTTAAGGTTAAGGTAGACCCCGCTGAGCTTCCCGACACTCCCGAAGAAGTTGAAATCTTCTTGGAGTCAAACGTAAAGACCGCTGCAGAGATTGCTGCACAGATCGGTATCAACCTGACTTTGTCTTGGAATGACTTTGATGAGCGCATCTATCGCCGTTGCGTAGAGGATCTCGTCACAGTTGGTGTAGCTGTTGTCAAACGCGAAAACGATCCCAATTATGGCATTGTCACCAAATACGTTGACCCCGCTTATTTTGTGCATAGTTACACTGACGACCCGAACTTCTCCGATATCGTATACGCTGGTCACATTCAGCGTATTTCTATCTCTGAATTAAAGCGCATTGCTGGCGATCAGTTTACCGAAGAGGAGTACAAAAATATGGCCCGCACGGTGATGAACCGCTACGGCAATAATCCAAACATCTTTGAGAATACAAGCTACGACAGAAACCTTGAGCGTTATAACTACGGATATGATGAGTACACCGTAAACATAATGGACTTTGAGTTTGTCAGCGTAGACAACGTCATCTTTGAGAAAAAAACAAGCGCCTACGGAAACATCGGTTTCTACTACAAGGGCACTAAGTACAACGCACCAAGTAATAGCGTATATGACCGCGAGGCTATATATATGCAGAATGCTACGCTCTACGGAGGTACGTTTATCATTGGAACCAACTACATCTACAACTACGGACTAAAGAAGAATGTACCTAAAAACGTACACGACTTGAGCCGTACACGTATGAGCTATAGCGCCGTTGCAACCAATATCCGTCGGATGATTCCAAAAAGTATGGTCTCTGGAGTCATTGGATTTGCTGACCAGCTTCAACTTTCGCACCTAAAGATTCAGCAAGCGATAGCTAAAGCGAAGCCTGACGGACTCCTTGTCGACATCGAAGGACTTGAGAATGTACAGCTCGGTCGGGGTGGAGAGTTGCAACCGCTTGATATTCAGGACATCTACGAACAAACGGGTGTCTTCTATTATCGCAGTAAGAACCCAGAGGGAGGATTCCAGAATCCACCTGTGCGTCCGCTTGATAATAGCATCCGTAATATCAATGAGCTTATCGCTCTGTACAACCACTACCTGCGTATGATCCGTGATGCTACGGGAATCAACGAGGTGATGGATGGAACATCTCCCAAAGGAGAGCAGTTGGTAGGTGTGCGTCAACAAGCCCTTGCGGCCGCAAATAACGCCCTCTACGACATTACTAACGCTTCGTTGGTACTGTACCGCCGAGTGTGCGAAGACATCGTTAAATGCCTTCAAATCGTGCCTCCTAAGAGTATTCTGTTCCAAGCCTATGAGAACGCTATCGGTAAGGAGAATATGAAGGTGCTTAGCTCTTTCTCTAACCTTCCGATGTACAACTTCGGGGTGCGTGTCGTCAGCGATATGAACGAGGTAGACCGTGCTTACTTGGAGCAGAACATTCAGGTAGCTCTATCTCAGAGAGAGATTGACTTGGAGGATGCTATCGCTATCCGACAGTTAAAAGATATTGACCAAGCGGAGCGCCTTCTTGTAGTGCGCCGTAAGAAGCGTATCAAGCAACAGCAAGAGATTGCCTCTCAGAACTCACAGATGCAGGCTCAGATGAACCAGCAGACTGCTATGGCTACTTCACAGGGCAAGGTGCAGGAGGAGCAGATGAGAGCTCAGCTGGATGCTCAGAAGATTCAGTTGGAATCCCAAGCAAAGGCACAGCTTATGCAACTGGAGTACCAGCTTAAGA